GCTAACCCCACCGATCGCGCTGCCCAGCGTGCTGCTGCTTTCGAGTTCGAGGTGAGCGAAGCTGCTGCTGCTCATTACGGCAAAGACAACCGCGGCATCACCGTGCCGATGGATGTGCTGAAGCGCGATTTGACGGTTGGCACTGCCAGCCAAGGTGGTAACACCGTGGCCACCGACTTGCTTGCCGGCGATTTTATTTCGCTGTTGCGCAACCGCGCCGTGATCATGGGTCTCGGCACCCGCGTGATGACCGGCCTGCAAGGCAACGTGGCTATCCCGCGCGCCACTTCCGCCGCAACCGCTTACTGGGTTGCTGAGTCCGGTGCACCTACCGAAAGCCAGCAAGCTTTCGATCAAGTGACCCTGAGCCCCAAAACCGTGGGTGCTTACACCGACATCAGCCGCCGTCTGCTGCTCCAGTCGAGCATCGACGTGGAAAGCTTCGTCCGTGATGACCTCGCCACCGTGCTGGGTCTGGAAATCGACCGCGCTGCCATCAACGGCTCCGGTTCTTCCAACCAGCCCACCGGCATCCTGCAAACCTCGGGCATCGGTAGCGTCGCCGGCGGCACCAACGGTGCAGCCCCCAGCTACGCCAACATCATCGACCTGGAATCCCAAGTCGCTGTGGCTAACGCTGACATCGGCAGCCTGAGCTACCTGACCAACCCCAAAGTTCGCGGCAAGCTGAAAGGCACCTTCACCAACAGCACCTACGGTGAAATCCCCATCTACGGGGCTGACAACACCCTGAACGGCTACAGCGTGGCTGTGACCAACCAAGTGCCTTACAACCTCACCAAAGGTTCTTCCTCTGGTGTGTGCTCGGCCATCATCTTCTGCAACTTTGCTGACCTGATGATCGGCATGTGGGGTTCGATCAGCCTGATGGTTGATCCTTACACCTCTAGCACCAGCGGCACCGTCCGCGTGGTGGCTCTCCAGGACATCGACATTGCGGTTCGGAACGCTGTTTCCTTCGCCGCCATGAAGGACGCCCTGACCGCCTGATAAGGAGCCGGGGGCGGGCAACCGCCCCCTTTTTTTCTGATGATGAAAGTCCTTTTCCTGTTCAACACCGTTGCTGCTTTCCAGGATGTGGAAGCCGGCCAGGTGATGGAGCTTCCTGATGCGGAGGCGAAGTATTTGATCGCCATCGGCAAGGCAACCGCTGAGCTGCCTGCACCCAAGCCTGCGGCGAAGAAAGCCAAGGCGGAGGCCGCCAATGGCGCTGAATGAAGATCTGACAATCTTCTTTCAGGACTTTGGCGTTAGCTGCACAGCTGGCGCCGTTACAGCATTGGGCATTTTGGACATGCCTGCGCAGGTGCTGGCCGGCGACATGGTGCTGAGCACCGATTACACGCTGACAGCCCGCACGGCAGATTTCGGCGGGTTGCTTTACGGCGACGGAATCACGGTCAACGGCATCAGCTATCAGGTGCGCGAGGTGCGCAAGCTGGATGATGGCGCATTATGCGAAATCGGGTTGACGAAGCTTTCGCCTGGATCCGTTGCAACTGGTGGCCAGCCACGCGAATGGGGTCTTGCTGATCTTGCTGATGTGAATCTCAGCAATGCTGGCCAGGGTGACGTGCTGGTCAATGACGGGACAAAATGGACTAACACGCCCAACCTCGACGGCGGAGGTGCAAGCTGATGGCGACAACCCGTCAACGCATCCAATTCAGGCGAGACACGGCAGCCAACTGGACGGCGGCCAACCCGATCCTGCTTTCAGGTGAAGCTGGCTACGAAACCGATACCGGCAGCTTCAAAATCGGCAATGGCTCTAGCCACTGGAGTGCGCTGCCTTATGCCAGCGGTAATCGGTTGCAGGATCTCACCGACGTTTTGGCAACAAACAAAACGAATGGCAGCGTGCTGATTTACGACGCCGCGACATCCAAGTTCGTGGCGGATGATGTCAACACTAAAATCACATTGACGGACGGGGGCAACTTCTAGGCCATGGCCAACACCATCAGGATTAAACGCCGCGCTAGCGGTGGTTCGGCCGGCGCTCCGTCCAGCCTGTATGCCGGTGAAATGGCATACAACGAGCAGGACACCACGCTCTATATCGGTGAAGGCACCGGCGGCGCTGGTGGTACTGCCACAACGATCCGCAGCATTGCTGGTCCTGGTGCGTTTGCCACGCTTGGCACCACGCAAACATTCACAGGCGCCAAGACTTTCTCCAGCTCCGTTGCGCTTGGCTCTAGTGCTACCGCCACCACCCCGTCCACCAGCGATAACACCACCACCGTTGCCACAACTGCCTACGTCAAAGCACAGGGCTATCTGACCAGCAGCACCGGCGTCACCAGCGTTGGCCTGAGCCTGCCCGCCATTTTCAGCGTGAGCGGCACCCCTGTGACCACCACAGGCACGTTGACGGCCTCGCTGGCATCCCAGACCGCAAACTACGTTTGGGCGGCTCCTGACGGCACTGCGGGCGCTCCTACGTTCCGCCTGCTTACGGCGACCGATATTCCGTCGCTGACCGCATCGAAGATCAGCAACTTCGACACCCAGGTGCGCACCAGCCGTCTGGATCAGATGGCAACACCGACTGCCTCGGTGTCTTACGGCAGCCAGAACATCACCAACCTGGCGGATCCGGTTAACGCCCAGGATGCGGCCACCAAAAACTACGTGGATGCCACCGCACAGGGGCTCGACGTTAAAGGTTCGGTAAAAGCCGCCACCACCGCCAACATCACGCTGAGCGGTGCCCAAACCATCGACGGCATTTCGCTGGTTGCTGGTGATCGGTGCTTGGTCAAGAACCAAACCACGACCAGCCAGAACGGCATCTATGTGGTCGCTGCTTCTACCTGGAGCCGCGCAACCGACATGGACGTGTGGACCGAGGTGCCCGGCGCGTTCACGTTTGTTGAGCAAGGCAGCACGCTGGCCGACACCGGCTGGGTTTCCACATCCGATCAAGGCGGCACGCTTGGCAGCACCGCCATCACCTTCACCCAGTTTTCTGGCGCTGGCACCTACACCGCAGGCAACGGCCTCAGCCTTGCCGGTGGTTCGTTCTCCGTTACCGGCACCACCAACCGCATCAGTGTTAGCGGTGCTGGCGTTGACATCAGCAGCAGCTATGTCGGCCAAGCCACGATCACCACGCTCGGCACGATCAGCAGCGGCACTTGGAACGGCACAACTATTGCCGTTGCCAATGGCGGCACGGGCGCAACAACACTCACTGGCCTGGTCAAAGGAAACGGCACCAGCGCGTTCACCGCTGCTGTTGACGGCACCGATTACCTGAGCCCTTCCGCAACCATCGACGGCGGCACCTTCTAAGGCGCTCCGCTGTCAGTCCCGCCTACATAGGCATCACCGGGAAGCCACATGGCCAACACTGTTCTTCTCAAACGCTCCAGCACCCCAGGCAAAGTCCCGACCACGGGTCAAATGTCCGTGGGCGAGCTGGCATTCAACACTTACGACGGCAAGCTTTACGGCTGCATGAACAGCGGCACCGCTTCGGTGGTGCAATTGGGTGGCGCGGCCGTTTCAAGCTTTTCAGGTGGCACAACTGGCCTGACGCCATCATCAGCGACAACAGGTGCAATCACCTTGGCCGGCACGCTTGCGGTTGCTAACGGCGGCACAGGTGTCACCAGCAGCACCGGCTCGGGCAACGTGGTGCTTTCGGCAGGTCCGACACTTACGGGCAACACGACCTTCAACAGCACCGGCACGATCCAAGTGCCCGTTGGCACCACTGCCCAGCGCCCAACAGCGGTGCAGGGCATGATCCGATACAACACCACACGCGGCTGTTTTGAGGGCTACGACGGCACTCAATGGATCAACATGAGTCCGCTCACCATTGATGCTGTTGGAGCAACTGCATGACGACCCGCCGCGAAACAATTCTGGCCGGCATCAAGACGGCACTTACCGGCACCACTGGCGTTGCTAGTCGGATCTACCGCAGCCGCGTCGAGCCGATCGCACGTGAGGAAAGCCCGGCCATTGTGGTGGAGCCGTTAAGTGATACGGCGACCATCGAAACCAACCTGGCCACGTTGACTTGGAACATGACCGTTCGCGTTTCGGTGATTGTGCGTGGTGTTATTCCCGATCAACAGGCTGACAGCATTGTTGAAAGCCTGCACAGCAAGCTGATGGCTGATTACACCTTCGGCGGCTATGCGATGGACATTCTTCCCATTGGCGTGACGTTCAACATGACCGAAGCCGATGGTCCGGCCGGTGAGATCCAGTGCGATTATCGTGTGATGTATCGAACTTCCCTCACAAATCTGGCGAGCGCGTAATGGCTACGATGGAAGACGAATACCAAGGCCAGGGCGGCACCTACCTCCTGGACCCCAAAACCGGCAAGAGGAAGCTCATTGAGCGGACAGAGCCGGCCAAACCTCTTAACCCTGAACCCGAGGAATTGAGCGATGGCTCTGCTATCCCGCAAGCGCCTGATTCTGGCGAAATCTGAAGCTTCCTACGGCACGGACATCACCCCTGCTGGGTCTGATGCTGTGCTGGTGCGCAACCTGGACATCGTGCCGATGCAGGCTGATGTGGTCAGCCGGGATTTGGTTCGCCCCTATATGGGCGCCAGTGACCAGCTCATCGCCAACACCCGCGTTGAATGCACCTTTGAGGTGGAGCTTGCAGGCTCTGGCACCGCTGGCACCGCTCCCCGTTATGGCGCCCTGCTGAAGGCTTGTGGCATGAGCGAAACCGTGGTGGCATCCACCTCGGTGACCTATGCCCCCGTGAGCAGCAGCTTCAGCTCTGCAACCATCTACTACAACGTGGATGGCGTGCTGCACAAAATCACTGGCGCACGCGGCAGTGTGGACATGACTTGCACGCTGGGGCAAATCCCCGTGCTCAAGTTCACCATGACGGGCATCTATAACGCCCCGACTGATACAGCCGCTCCTTCGGTGACCTACACCAACCAGGCAACCCCGCTGATCTTCAAGAACGGAAACACCACAGCGTTCCAGTTCTTCTCCTACAGCGGCGCCCTTGCTTCGGTGGATTTCAACATCACCAACAGCATCGTGTACCGCGAGCTGGTGGGCGGCACCAAGGAAGCTGTGCTGACCGGCCGCGCCCCCGCTGGCAGCGTGATGATCGAAGCCGTGCCGATCGCCACCAAGGATTTCTTTGCAATTGCTGCGGCCACTGCAACCGGCAACCTGACCTTCCTGCACGGCACAACCGCCGGAAACCGGGTAACCTTTACGGCGTCACAGGTGGACATCGCTCAGCCTTCTTATGCGGATCAGGACGGCATCCAAATGCTGAACCTCCCCTACGTTGCGCTGCCGACCACCGCTGGCAATGATGAGTTCAGCCTCGCTTTCACCTGATAGGAGCACCGCATGGCGTTTGTCCTA